CTAAAGCCTTGGGAATAGGTTAATTTCAAAGTTGTCATTTCTCTGGCTCTTACTCTTTTTATATTCAACTTTATATAATACGCTTTTTAATAATTCATTTTTGAGTGCGATGTCATCTGATATTTTATAACTATCAATGACATTTTTTATTTTAGACTGAACATCATTATTTGTCTTTTTACTTTGTTTTTTAATCACAACTTTTATATTTTCAATCTCATTTGCAATCGCATCGGAACGTTGAGAAAGATTATTCGAACGCTCGATAAAAGTTTCGTCATCATAAACGTGTCGCTCCAATAAATCGAATAAATTAAGTTTTTGAGTGCTTAATGTACCAAGTTCTTTACTTAACATTTCTATTTGTTTTTCGTATATGTCTACATCAACTGTAGAAGTTATATTTTCAGATTCACCACCTAGAACTGCTAGGTATTGTTCAAGGGCTAAAATAATTTCATGTTCGATGTATTTAAATTTAGCACTTCTGTTATCGCACTTATTATTATTGCATATTATGTGCGGATCCTTATCTCCATATTTTCTCATAACCATTTTGCTACCACAAGTCTCACAAATGACTAGCCCGGCAAGGGGATTAGCAGCTCCATTTGCGGTTTTATATGGTATATGGTATTTACCTTTTAAAATTTCTTGAGCTTTATCAAAAACATCTTCTTCGATAATAGCCTTATGCTTACCCTCTGAAATAATCCATTCGGATATGTCCCTGGTTCTAGTATCCTTAATCTTGTTAGGGTCTTTTGATTTCCTTATATCTTTCTTTTTCCACGTAACTTTACCAATATAGATAAGATTTTTTAAAGTAAATAGGATACCGCTAGATTCAAAGTTGTTTCCAAGCTTTGATTTATATCCTAAGCCGTTTAAATATTTCGCAATTGTTCCAGCTCCAGAACCATCAACATACATTTTAAATATCAATCTCACTACTTCGCTTTCATTTGGATTGGGTTGTAAGGTCCTGCTTTTATTTATAAACGCTATATCATATCCCAGAGGAGGATTAGGAGATATGTAATTACCATCTTCTATACTTCTAACTCTTCCACCTTGCATTCTGCGATTAATCATCTTCAATTCTTTTCTGCTCATGAACGCTTCAAATTCACTATATTCTTCATCGAAATCGTTGTTAAGGTCATATGTCTTTTGCGGGGTTATTATCTTGGTGCCACTGTCTTTAAAAGTTTTTAGTATAATGCCTTGTTCTTGCATGTCTCCACGTCCTAGACGCTGTATATCCATTACTAGGACACCACTATACTGCTTATCTTCGATTTCTTTTAAGAGCTCCAGCATCTTAGGTCTAAAAAATAAACTTTCACCACTAACTATTTCTTCTTTTATTTCTACAATATTTAATTTTCTTTCTTTTGCAAATTTTAATAAGGCCCTTCTATGCTTAGATAGAGTTTCGCCTTGCCCTAAAGTTTTTTCAAGTTCTTCATCCGCTCTAGATTTTCTTAAATACATAGCTATTTTCATTTTATCTTATCTTCCTTTCTATTTCTAACAGGACAGCCTTCTTTATTATTTCCCAAGCTTCATCACTTATATCAGTATCCGTTATTAATCCTTTTTCTATCATCTTATCTAAAACTAGATCTACACTGTTTGGGGCTTCATATTCTTCAACACCATCCATCCAATAGCTTAAAGACTTCTTGCTATGTTCAGCTAGTTTAACTAATATTTTTTTAGAAGGAACTCTTTCTCCATTTTCTAGATTTCCGATAGCACCTTTACTTATGCCTAGTTCCTCGGCAAGACGGACTTGACCTACCTTTTCATTTCGTTTCACTTCTAACTCTTTTCTATATTTTTTTAACTTTTCAGAAAATAACTTATTCATAATTAAACACCTCCTATTTATAGTATAGTATTTTTTCTCACATTTCAAGAGAATTAGCACGACAAATTATTCTTTCAAATTGTGAGAAATGTAGAAAAATGTAGCAAATCAAAGTATGAGTGGTTTATTTTCTTTAAATAGCAGAATATTCAATTTGGCTTTTCTTTCAATATGTGAGAATATAGTTATAGGAGGTGAACACGACAATGAATTTAAAAGAATTTAGAGATAGCAGAGGGTCGCAAAGAAAATTTGTAGTTGCTAATATCGGTATCTGCGGAAAACATCTTAATGATGTTGAGGCAGGAAGAGTTAATTTGACTGATAATGTTGCAACTAAACTTTCCCAATTTTATAACGTAAGTGTTGATACAATTAAAAAAATGTACGAGGAGGGTAAAAATGAGACAAACCGAGATACTAAAAAGGCAAGCGCAGCTTCTTAATGAAATTGAATTACTGTTTAATAAAAGCGTTAAAAATAAAAAGGTTAAACAAGAATAGTACAAGCTGACAATTTCATACAAAATATAGAGGTGATAATATGCCAGCAACAGTGACGATAGTTAGACCTAATAACACACCGGAAGAAGAAATAAAAGTATTGGAACGCATTTCACATGTAATAGAAAAAATAATAACTAAAGAATATGGTGTTAAAGTGAAATTTACACTAAAAAGATTAAGCAGCTAGGCGCTAACAGGATAAAAAGCAACGCACTAAAGATATAAAGTAGTAAGCACATCTAAACAATTCTAATCCAACCCGCACCACCCAAGGTGTACAAGCCTTAGTAGAGGGTAAAAAAATAAGGAGGACGAGCATGAACAATGATTTACCATTTTGGAAAGAAAATTTGGAAAGAGAAAAGAAAAGGCTTAAGGAGCTGTTTATATTTAGTAATGGTGTAGAACACAGCGCAACAATGGATGCCAAAAGGAATATAAAAAGATATGAAGCCAAGGTTAAGGAAATAGAGAAGCTTTAAGGAGGACAAGCAATGAATAAATTACAGATATTTAAAAATGAACAGTTTGGAGAAATAAGATGGATAAAAGTAAATGAAAAAGATTATGCAGTTGGAATTGATGTTGCAAAATCATTAGGATATAAAAATCCAAATGATGCAATTGCAAGACATTGCAAGGGGTACGTGAAACACGCAGTCCCTACAAATAGCGGAGAACAGCAAATGAATATTATTTCAGAAGGTGACATATACAGGTTAACAGCAAAATCAGAACTACCAGGAGCAGAAAAGTTTGAAAGTTGGATATTCGATGAAGTCCTTCCGCAAATAAGACAAACCGGTGGCTATATTCCATCAAATGAAAATGACAGTGACGAGGACATAATGGCAAAGGCCTTACTAATAGCAACTAGAAAGATAGAACTTAAAGACAAAGCTATTGCAGATAAGGACAAGCAGTTAACATTGCAAGAACCTAAAGTAATATTTGCTGATGCGGTAACAGCTTCCAACACATCAATTTTAGTTGGTGACCTAGCAAAGATACTAAAACAAAATGGCTTCGATGTAGGCGCAAATAGACTATTTGAAAAGTTAAGAATAATGGGATATTTGATATGCCGAAAAGGAACTGACTACAACATGCCAACTCAAAGGTCGATGGAGCTAGGGCTATTTCAAATCAAGGAAACTTCTATAGCACATAGTAATGGACATGTAAGTATCTCCAAGACACCTAAGGTAACTGGCAAAGGCCAAGTTTACTTTGTTAATAAATTTAAGGAGCTGAATTAAAATGATTAAAAAACAAACCTATATTAATGAGAGCAACCTAGCAAAAATAATACAGAGCAACAGCAACCACGTTATAAATTTAAAAGAGGAATCCTTTGAATACTCGAACGGAATGTTTATCGCTAGATGCACTTATGACTTAGATTTAGTTATTCAAAAATTATTCAAAGCTGGAGCGATTGCAAATTACAAGAACTGGACACCAGCAAGAACATTTGATTTTAAAGATATAACAGAATGTGAGGAAGAACTTGAAGCAACTAAAACAGCATATTTAAAAGTGAATGCGGATTTCATTTACAACATATTTAAAATAAATGGGGCGTATGTAACCTTTGATAAAAAGTATCTTGATATATTTAAGAATGTTGAATATAAGGCATCTAACAATAGTTCGGAAATTCCTAACTTAAGGATATATGGCAATGGAGAACTTGTAGGCATACTAATGGCAGTTAAACAAGACAATGGCTTATTAAGCGAAATTATAGGCGGTTAGCCATGGATAAAGTAATCTGCATAGTTTGCAACCGCCCTCTTAAGGACCCGCTAAGCCGAAAAATAAAATGTGGCCCTAAATGTCTGAAAATCTTAAATGAAGCTAAAAAGATTTATAAGTCTAAAAATAAAAATTATAAAAGAATTGAGATTAAGGGACAGACAAATTTGTTTAAGGAGTGAATATGATGTCAAAAAAACTACTAGAGCAGAGACTTGGACAAGAGATTACAGATGCAGAATTTAAAATAATAATGGAAATCACAACAGATGATATTAAATTTAATAGGATTAGCTTTAAAAAATATACAAGCCTAGATTATGTTTTAGATATAGCAGCAAAGAGTGCTGAAATATTTAAAAGATGTGCGTAGCGAGAAGGTGAGAAAATGCTGGAAGAACTAAATACACCAATAGAATACGATAAATATGGTCGGATGGGTTACAATCCCATATTTCATGAAAACAATGGAAAGCCTTGGCATATAGAGGATACTAAATATTTGACCGACTGGTATGACATTATAGGTCCCGAAGAAATAAGTTTTGCAATAGATAGAACTATTAAATCGGTGATGCATAAAGTTACCCTGCTGCGCAAGGAGGGCAAAATGAAAAAAACTTTAAAAAATGTTAATACGAAGAGAATAAAAAAGAACCCTTTGGAGAGGGTCCAGTCAAAACAATTCTAATGACATTATACATGTCAAATATAAATTAATCAACATGGAGGTTAATAAATGGCACAAAGAAGAATGTTTTCTCTAAAAATTATAAATTCAGCAAGATTTTTAAAAATGCCTATAAGTTCTCAACTATTATATTTTCATTTAGGATTAAATGCCGATGATGATGGAGTCGTTGAGGGATACAACGTAATAAGAATGACAAATTGCACTGAAGATGATTTAAAAATACTTGTAGCAAAAGAATTGGTAATAGTTTTAAATGCGGATTTAGTTTCTTTTATAACAGATTGGCAAGAACATAATTTAATAAGACCAGATAGAAAAATAAATAGTATTTATAAGGATTTACTATTGCAAATGGTTACGGAAGTTAAATTATTGGAATCTAAACCTAGATCAAATTTAAAAGCAAAAAAAACCATAAATAATAGTGGACAACCATTGGACGACCATTGGACGACAAATGGACCGCATAGGTTAGGTAAGGTTAGGTTAGTTAAGGGTAGGTTAGGTAAGGTTAAGTTAGGTAAGTTTAGGTTATTCTTAAGAAAAAAAATACCAACTAAAGTTGGGGTCAGTAGTAAACTTCAACCAGTTATAGACAAATGGAATTCATTAAATTTATCTAAAATAATAAATATAAAAGGTACTAGGCTAAAACTCGTAAAAGCTAGGATAAAAGAATATAGCATAGAAGATGTGCTTAAGGCTATAGAAATTATCAAGATAAGCAATTTTTTAAAAGGACAAAACAAGACCAGCTGGGTTATAACTTTTGATTGGTTCATCAAACCTAATAATTTTATAAAGGTGTTAGAGGGCAATTATAAAGATAATAAGGGGGTGATGGTTAATAATGGAACTAATATCGGAAATTCTACACTGTACACCAAATCAAAATTCTGATGAATGCGGAATAGTTCATTGCAATAACTCACAGGCTATAGAAGCTGGTAGACATTCAATTAAAACTCCAACAATTGAATGTGGATTTTGCAACAATATGTTAGAACAAACAGGATTTTATTTAACTAACTCAATATTTTCAAGGGGGTGGCTATCCAGGGGTGAATATGAAAGATGTGGATGCAAGGATGCTGAAAAATACTGGGTTGAATTTGATGAACAATTAAAGCTAAAAAAAGAAAATGAAGAAAAAAAAGAAGCTGAAAGGCAGTACAAGGAAAGACTTGAAAAAATGATAAAGCAAAGTAACTTAGGAGAAAAATTTAAGACTAGAACCTTTACCACATTTAAAATATCTAATGAAAATAAAGTGGCCCATGAAACTTGCAGAAGATATGCAGAAAAATTTAAGGCGTTGAATAAAAAAGGAATAGGGTTATTGATAACAGGGAACTATGGAGCAGGCAAAACACACTTAGCAGCAGCCATAGCGCATGAGTTAATAAAACAAAATTACCAACCGATATTCGGAACTCTAATCACTTTATTAGGAAAAGTTAAAGCAAGCTATGGTGACACACACTCTAAAGAAAATGAAGAACAAATTATAAATAGATATATAAATTGTGATTTGCTGATTATAGATGACCTGGGTAAAGAAAAGCCTACGGAATGGATCCTTGAAAAATTATATTATATTGTAAATTGTAGATATGAAAATAATAAACCTATTACAATAACTAGCAATTACAATGATACAAAATTAATGGACAGACTAACAGTAGGTGATAATTTAGAAACCTCAGAAGCAATTGTATCAAGAATGTTTGAAATGTGCCAGGGGGTGAATATGCAAGAATGTAAGGATTATAGAAGGGAAATCTAATAATGGGCAAGGATGAAATAAATGGAGGGCAATAATGGGACAAATATTTATAAAAGTTAAAAAGAACGGACATTGGATTAATAAAGATGTAACAACTGCTACGTATCAGGAGCGTATGGAATTTTATCAAATATCAAGAAAATATCAAATAATTAATATGATTGAAAAATTAATTAAAAATGAATAAAGTTGTTTTAGTTGGTTAGTTCGTCTTAGCTAAACATTGTGAAGTTGAAAGGAGTATATAATGAGTAATTTAAAAAAGGCTTTATATGTATTGTTATATGACCAATCTGATTCAGGGGACTTGGAAGTTAATGATTCAGATGAAACATATGTTGACCATATTGTAAATGCGTTGATTGAGAAAAATGGAATGGTTTGTCCTTTCAAGAATTATGATTGCATAGGACATTGTAAGGTAAATCATATAGGGTGCATAGAAGGTTTGAGTATTGATTGTAATGGAGAGCGTGAGGATATATGGAAAGATTTTATTGGCATAGAAACCGAAGATAATGATAGCGAGTAATACGTAATAATGCAATAAAAATTTCAGAACTAGAAGAAAAATTGAGGGGGATGTATTGATGGAAAATAAAAATAAAAGAAACTGCAACACCTGCAAGCATGGGAACATATTTGGTAAATGTGAAACTTTAAAAAATAATGAGGACTATCAAGCTATCATTAAAGATAGTAAGCCTTTTGACACTGGAAAATGGAGGTTTAAAGATAATTTCATTTGTGACAATTATAAGTGCAGATATATTGAATACCCTTTAGAAGTATCCAAAATAAACAAAAACACAGAGCAAATATGTTTAAGGGATAGCGAAGTAGGCAAATTTGCCAAAATAGCACCTTGTGCAAAAGAACATGAAGGGAAGACCTATCTAGGAATTTATTTGGGAGATTTACCAATAGGTAATCATATATCACATAATCCTACAACAAAAGAGTTAAACATTAGTTTTGATACTAATCCTGCTATATTTGTTTTTGACTTAAATAAAATCATTTACGGATGCGCCAGTTGGTGGAGCATTATTGAAAAAGAAGAGGATTTAAAAGATATAACAAATGTGGACATAGAAAATGTTTGGTATATAAAGGCCTTAAAATCAATGTCAGAAGCGAATGAATAGAAATGAAAGCAGGAGAAGTTTCAGAAAAATGGACAAGTAAAATGTCTATAGAAGTCACTAATATACCTAAAGAAAAAGTTACAAGTATTGCTAATGAAGTAGGAGAAATTCTGAAAAGAGAAGGAATTAAATTTGATTATGGTGGAATTGGAGCAGGGTTAACTGGAGATAGAATTTGTGGAATTGATTTTGAAGTAATGGAGGAATAAGTTAGATTTAATTAAAAGTGGGTTAGGACTTGATAGTGTAGATGAATTAATGAAAAAAAGCAACAGCTTAGGCAAAGAATTTTATGAGTTAGTACAAAAAATGTATGTTGAAAAGGATAGTAAAAAGCTTTTAGATATTTTAGAAAAAATGAAAAAAATAAAAGCTGAACTTGAAAAAACAGATAAGAAAGTAAATAAAATTTTAGATATAAGATAATACGGAATATGAGAAAAGGAGAATGAAAAGTATGATTGAAAAAGCTAATTTATTTACAGTTTCTATTAAAAATGATGGTACTACAAACGAGGGTATTATAGATGTTGAGTTTGATGAATCATTATTAGCATTTGCAACGCAAGAAGAATTATTTAATGAGTTAGAAGGCGAAATGGATGCATTAATGCCTATGGTTGCAAAGATTATTAACTTAATAAAATCTAAAGGTTAAGACAAAATATGAAAATTGGAGGTGAAGTCATGGCTAATGATTGCATACTTGAAACTTGTATATATTGTGATGAATTTGTGTGGGAAGATGAATATTATGGCTTCACCAAAGATATGAATTTCCTTCACAAAGATTGTAAAAACAAATATTCACATAATGAACTTTTAGAAATTGAAAACAAAAAGTTAAAAAGAAAAATTGCAGAATTAGAAAGGAAAATTGGAGGTAATCATGGAGTATATAAATAAACTTGATATAGAAATACAAAACATACCTAAAGAAAGGTTCCAAAAAATAAAAGAAGAAATAGGCATGGTTCTTAGAGAAAATAATTTAAGTTTAGATCAAGAAAAAAGCGGATATGTCGAAGCTGGGTTTAGTGGCAAATGTGGTGGAATTACTTTAGTTTTGGAGGGGTAAAAATGGGAATAGATATAAGTAATTATAAAATGATATATAACGATCAAGTATTTAATGTTGTAGGTATTATACCAACTATAGATTATCTTGAAGAAACTAATAGAACTAATAAAAAATGCAAGGTTAAATTTATTGAAGCATCGGTTATAAATGAAAATGGAGAACTGCAAATAATTAATGATGAAGCTTTTATGTTTAAGTTTGTAAGGAGATAAAATATGAAAGAAGATATGATTGTTGAATTATCAAAGTATTCTAAAGAAACTTTAATAAAAGCATTTATTAAAAATAATCTATTTGGTAAGGATGACCTTTTGAGAAATGTAAAGTCTATAGAATTTGATAATATTCAATTAAAACAAAAGAAACTTACAGCTGAAATGAAAAAACTTCATCCTTGGAATGACCACACAAAATATGTTGAGTTAAGAAACAAATATGATAAATATGATAAACAAATTAATAAATTATTAAAATTAATGTGATACGGAATATGAAAAAAGGTCGACGTAACTATTGAAATTGAAAGTACGAACAATGTTCTTTGAAAATTGAATAATACGGTATTTTAAAATGAAAATATTTACTATTGTAGAAATGTAATAATGTGAAAATATGTATAGTATGCTATAATTTCTATATAACTAGGTCGAAGTTGTAATATAAAGCTCATGTAATAATTGTAAAAATGTGATATAATTGGCGAGGTAAAAGTAGAGGGGGAATTGGTGTGGAAGGCAAAATTTATAAGAAATGGTGGTTTTGGCTAATTGTATTAGTTATATTTGGAAAAATAGGTTCAGCAGGTAACGACGATAAACCTAGCATTGAAACTACTACTAAGCCTGTAGTTACAGAAAAGAAAGAAAAAACCGCAGAAGAGATTAAAAAAGAAGCTGATGAAAAAGCAAAGGCTGATGCTAAAGCTAAAGCTCAAGTCGCCAAAGATGAAGAAACAGCTAGATTGCAAGCTATTGAAGACAAAAAAGCTGAAGCAGCTGCAAGAGAAGCAGAAAAACCAACGTATGATACAGGTATAACCTATGATCAACTAGCTCGAACACCCGATAAGTATTTTGATCAAAAGGTTAAATTCTACGGAAAAGTAATACACGTTATGGAAGATCGTTTATACGTAAAATTAAGAATAGCTGTAAATGATAATTATGACACTATTTTAATAGCAACATGTTATAAAAATCAGTTTGATTCAAGAGTATTGGAAAATGATGAAATTACTATTAGAGGAGTATCGACAGGAATTACTGATTATGGATTTACTCGTAAGTCGACTAAGGGGGGGAAAGTAATGTTACCAGGAGTAGGAGTAGATATGATTGACTATAATTAGCTAACATAAAAAGACACTGGATAAAATGCTTTGGTTGACAGAACAATGGTTTGAGATAGATTCTTTATTATGTTCCTAATAAGCATGATAAGAACTTGTTTTCTTCACAATGTTCTTTTAGAACGTCGCAACTATTAAAACCGAATAATCTCTTTAAAACACCGTATTATTCAATCGAATTTTACGGCATTTTTACGTCGTACTTCAAAAATAATCAGAAATAAAAACTAAGGAGAATATTAAGGGCATGAATAATAAATTAATTAAAAAGGAAGGGGTAATACATAACTAATCCTGGTAGACCAGGTTTCCTTGTAAGTTTATATTGACCGCAAGGGTAAAACGAAGGAATGTCGGCTAAGTGTAAAAACTTATGAAAAGAGAACGGTACTAATTGTTTCCACTAACGGATTATATGTTAGTGGTTGTTATGAAAGTATGTTGGATTTCGGCAGGAGTATCAAGCTTTATAGCTGGGTACATGATGAAAGAATCGGTAGATGAATTTATATACACGCACATTGATGAACAACATTCAGATTCACTAAGATTTATAAAAGATTGCGAAAAAGCATTAGGAAAGCCTGTGAGAATACTACAAAGTCCTTATAAATCAGTTAGCAATGTTATACAAACATTTAGATTTATTAATGGCCCATACGGAGCAAAGTGTACAGACGTTTTGAAAAAAAGAGTTAGAAAAGAATGGGAATATGGGAAAACTGATTTAACTTATATCTGGGGATTTGATAGTTCTAAGAGAGAACGCCAAAGAGCTAACAGAACAGTTGAAACAATGGATAAATTTAATCATGAATTTCCACTGATAGATAGGAACCTAACCAAAGAGGATTGCCATGGAATACTTAGGAGTTTAGGCATTAAAAGACCTACAATGTATGATTTAGGCTATAGAAATAACAACTGTATTGGATGCGTTAAAGGTGGCATGGGTTACTGGAATAAAATCAGAGTGGATTTCCCAGAGGTGTTTGCAATAAGGTCAAAGCAAGAGCGTGAAGTTGGTCATACTTGCCTAAAAGGAATTTATCTTGATGAATTAGACCCAACCAGAGGGAAAATAGAAGATGAAGTTATGGATGATTGCGGTATCATGTGCCAGATAAATTTAAAATAGTTTAATTCACAGTTCCAAAATATATCGATATGTGCATGATGATTGCAAAAGGTCAAAAAGTATATTATGGAGAGCTTCTGAAGGAAGGATTTACAGAGGAGCAAGCAATAAAAATCGTAATGGCACATGGTATGTATCCAGGCAAAACAGATAGACAAATAGGAAATGAATAATAAATAAAAACAACATATTTCTTTAATTAAGTAAAAAACATTTTGAAAATGTAATAACAATAATATGTATAAAAAATTATGGCTTAAATTAAGCTAAAAAAAATGGTGATATTTCACACTAAAATAATAAGGAAGGTGAAAAAATGAAATATGGCAATACAATAGAGCCTCCTCCTTGGTAAGTTTTTAAAAATAAAAAATCTAAGCTGTTTTTAATTGAATATTTATAATAGCTATAACTGAAAAAAGAGAGTCCCAGTCTGAACAACTTAAACTCTCTTCTTTCTTAAATCTCTCACAGGAGATATAGCTATTATATACCTATATCTCCTGTGTAGCAAAAATTCTAGGAGGTACAGGTATAATGAGCATAGCAAACAACGAAATAATTATTAGATTAGTAGGAAAATTAACGTTGGAGTTCCCGAATATAGATCAGCTTAAGGTTAGAGAAATAGCAGAGGAAATTTTATACAAATATGATGTAGTTCCTCAGGAAACAGGACTTGTAACAAGTAACGATACAGAAGAAAAACTTCAAATTTATTTAATGGTAAAAAAACTAGATGGATTAAGCATAAAAACATTAAAAGGATATAATCGAGAAATATTAAAATTCGCTAATACTCTTATAAAGCCTCTTGCCACTATTACTACGATAGATCTTAGAGTTTATTTGGCCCAAAGATGTAATAAACTGATGCCTTCATCCACCAATACTCAAATAAATATATTAAAATCTTTTTTTGGATGGTTGCATCAAGAAGAATACATTCCAAAGAATCCAATGTTAATAATACATGAAACAAAAGTGCCAGGACGACTAAGAGAAGCATTAACATTAGATGAAGTAGAAATATTAAGACAGAAATGTAAGAATTTACGCGAGAAAACAATACTTGAATTCGCATACTCGACTGGGTGCCGCCTAAGTGAAATCGTTGATGTTAATATAAAGGACTTAAATTTTCACGATAAAACACTAAAAGTTATAGGAAAAGGTGACAAAGAAAGAGTTGTATGTTTCAATACAAAATCAAAATACCTACTAAAAGAATATATATCATCAAGAAATGACAGTACACCTGCTTTATTCGTAGCTAACAAAGGAACGCATGCAAGACTTGGCGGTAGAAGCATAGAAAATGAAGTTAAAAAAATTGCTGTAAGAGCAAATTTAGGAAAGTCAATATATCCTCATTTATTACGCCATAGTATAGCCACACACTTATTATCTGGTGGAATGTTATTGCATAATGTACAAAAACTACTTGGGCATAGCGATCCAAAAACAACTCAAATTTATGCAGAAACTTCAATCGAAAATGTTATTTATGAATATAAAAGAATTTCTTAATATAAAAAGACTTAACAAATTTAGGAGGTAAATATAGATGGGTTTTGAAAAGATATCTTTAAGTGGAGAAATTGAAAATATTAAAGATAAAATAGTTAAAGAACTAGAACTGGGTAAGGAAATTAATTTAAAAAATACACCTAAGGGATTAAAGGTACAGGTTATAAAAGCAAGTATACTTAGATAAATAATTAATAAATGGGACAGTACAACTTATAGAAATGCTATAGAAAAGTTAGATATGGCATAGGGGTATATTTTAAATACAAAAACTGGAAAGCTATATTTTAATGTAAAGCAAGCCTTTATAAAATATAGCTTGACATATATTATTTACCTGTCCAACAAAACAGAGATTATATGTGAGTACTCAATTTAAATTAAAATATTAAATGTACCTCAATCCTAGTAATAGCAACATTATTGACATAAATGTACTTTTAAAAAATTTAGAGGCAAAAGAGGACAAATGGGTCTAGTTTATAAATCTTCTTGTTATACAGTGTCCCGTAAATCCATTTTAATACAAATCTTGTTAAAAAAATAACAATCAATATAAAAGAAAGCTAAGGCACTCAGCTGCCTTGGATTTCTTTTATATTTCTATAATTTAAGTTTGTAATCATAAGTGTACACTATTGACAGTAACAATTTTATCATGTAAAATCAACTTATAGAACTTAATCAAAAGTAGTAATCAAAACGATAGGAGGATTTTACATGATATATGGGTATGCTAGGATATCAACGTGGAAACAAATCCAAGGTAATAGTTTAGAGGATCAAGTAAGTATGTTAAATAAAAATGGATGTACCAAGATTATCCAAGAACAATTTACAGGCAAGACTACGGATAGACCACTTTTTAATAAGTTAGTAGATAAACTAAATGATAATGATAGTTTGATGGTTTGTAAGTTAGATAGGCTCGCTAGGAGTACTACAGAAGGATTACAGATAGTTCAGACGCTTGTAGACAAAGGTGTTAAACTAGTAATACTTAATATGGGTACATTTGATAACACTCCATCTGGTAGACTTTCACTTACTATGTTTCTTGCTTTTGCGCAATTCGAGCGTGACATGATTATTGAGAGAACTCAAGCTGGTAAAGAAGTTGCTAAGACTAAGGCAGGATTTAAGGATGGTAGACCTAAACTATATACAGATGTACAATTAAATATGGCTTTAGATTTATTAAAAGAGAATAGTTATAAGCAAGTAGCAACTATGACAAAGATAAGTGAAGCAACTCTAGTAAGAGCAATGAGAAAAAGAAAGGCTGAAGCTATTCAGACTGAGGTATAATAACTAAAATAAAAATTAAATGATTGCATGCTTGTAAAACTATACAATTAAATGTAAAATAGTAAGTAGAGTAAGCGTATATTTCTATAAATTGATATAGATAGATTTTGAAATCCCCCCAAATTAAAAACATAGTAGGAATACTAATTTAGACAGACGATTTTTTGTAAAATTTTTCGACCTTAATAATAGCCTATAACCAAATGGGGTTATAGTAGAGCTAATGGAGCTGATAACTAATTTTTAGTTAATGGCTCTTTTATTTTTTTTGAAAGGAGGAAGTTATTTGTTAAATTATATAGATGAATTTGAATTATATATGAAAGCTGATAAGAATAGTGAGAATACAATTAAAAACTATATACCTGATATTGAAAAGATGTTAACTTTTCTTAATAAAGATCCATTGGATATTAAGAGTATGGATATAGCTAATTTTATTAATTCACTTGAAGCTCAGGAACTTAATGCAAAGACTATAAATAGAAAAATATATGCAATTTATAAATATATTCAGTTTTTGAATAGTGAGTATGATTTTAAAATTAATTTTAATATTAAAAAAATGAAAATGAAAATTGGAATGCAGGAGTATGGAAGAAACGTTTTAAATAAAACTGATTTTAAAAGAATAGTAAATGCATCGATTAGAGATAAAAATATATTAGTTACCACATTACTTATGACATTTTATCTTACTGGAATGCGTGTTAGTGAAGTATTAAGTATTAAGATTAAAGATACAAATGAAAAAGAAATAAAAGTTGTTGGGAAAGGTAGAAAACAAAGATTTGTAGCAATACCTGATGAGCTTAGAAAGCTATTTAAAGAATATGCCGCTACTAGTATTAGGCGTGAATCAAAACAGAAATTTCTTTTTATAAATAAAACAAAGGATAGTAGATTGTCATCTTGGATGTGTGATTATTGGATTAAAAGGTATGCTAGTGATACAAAGGTTGAATTAAAAAAAGCTCATTGCCATAATATAAGGCATTTGTTTTGTTATGTGTGTATAAATGAGCGTGGAATGACAATTGACGAAGTTGCACAAAGGGTAGGTCATTCTGATATAAACATTACTAAAATATATACCAAAAGGACGAGAAAGCAACTAGTTGATGATGCAAGAAATTTTAAATTAGAATAATAAGAGGAGTATCATAAATACGGAGGGGTAAATATGGAAAATATTATTTATACAGATAAAACAATAAAAAAAATAATTATTGAAGCAATTAAAGAGTTTGATAAAGAACAAAAATATGAGCAAAAGAAAAAAGTGTTTCATAATACCAGGTTACTAATGTCTAACTATAATAGCTTAAGGAACCATGTAGGAAATGCTGTAGATGATATTAATAAATTAAAAAACCATGAACTCCAAGAAAGTAATTACATCGATATTACTCAAGGATATGATGAGCTTTATATATATGCTATAAAGAAAAGCAAAATAAAGACATTGATTATGATAGCTCATATAGATGTTGCATTAGAAGCTCTAAAAGAAAACCAGTGTAAAATAGGTACTAATTGTAAGTATGAAGCATTAGAGATGTTTTATTTAAGTGAGATGAGATACGAAGATATACAAGAACATTTTCAATGCAGCAAAAATACTCCGGGAAGATGGATAAACCAAATGCTCAATGAACTTAGTATATTAATATTTGGGTTAGACGGATTAAAATCATATATGATGTAATGATGGGGATTTTATGGGGTTGCAATGGGGTTACAAATGTATTAAGATGATATTATGCAAAACTATAAATTCAAAGCGCTAGAGAATTCTTTATTGAATTAATGGCGCTTTTTTTATTGAAAAAATAAGGAAGGTGAAGCAATGGATGAGAATAAAGAATATATACCTACATTAGCAGAAAAGAAAATTTTGGAAGCATTAGCTGAACCAGAAAACTATACAGCTTCTATTACTGATCTTTGTAAAAAAGCAGATGTTGGAAGAAACACTTATTATAATATGTGTAAGAAGCCGCAATTTGTAAAAATGAGAAATGAAATTCTTAATAGATTATTTGAAAACTTTGTTCCCGAGGTAAAAAAAGCTGCAGTCAAATATGCTATAAGTAATGCTAAAAACTTTCAAGACAGAAAGATGATATTAGAGATGGCTGGGGAGTATAGACCTAAACAGGATATAAACCTAGTAGACGATAATATTAATACATCAGAATTAAAAAAAGAATTAGATAAACTTGAAAAATTACAAGGTAAATAAATATGGAAATAGAATATGATTTAGGAAAAGAAAACAGAAAAATTCTATACATTTATTTAAAGAAACATTATGGCCAAGTTAAAGCCGAAGAATTAATGATAAAAAATAATAATAACTTATTTGGTTATCATGGTTTGGCTTGGGTATTAGGTGAACGAGATTTTGATTTCTTCTGTGAGTATTTTTTGCAAGATACATTTACTCCAAAGCCAACTAATGCAGCTAGAAATTTAGCCCCAATCCATTTTGAGGTTTGGGATAATATAAAAAGAATGTTTCAAAATGATGAATTTGATAACCTTGAACTTATACTTCCTAGAGGTACAGCAAAAACAACCGTAGTTAACTTTGCTGTTTCTGTCTGGCTACATAGTTATTCTAAATCTATTTATACACTTGTATGCGGTAAAACAGAACAGGATTCTATCGAATTTATGGCACAAACTAAACAAGCTTTTGAAGAAAATAAATATATAATTCAAGCTTTTGGAGCATTAATTGATAACAAGAATTGTACAGTAAACAAACTTGAATTAGAGCTGTCTAATAAAACTAAAGTACAAGCTATTTCTTCTACATCTTCAGTCAGAGGAAAAAAATTTAATGGATCAAGGCCGAGCGTAATAATAGCAGATGATTATCAAGGTAAAAGTGATGTTATTACACAAGAAGCAAGGGACAAAAAATATAATACATGGATAGAAGATGCTGGATATGCAGGAGATGAAGCCGTTATTCGTAATGGTGTTAAGGTTAAACAGGCTACAAAATTCATTGTATTAGGAACTATCTTACACAGAGATTGCTTTATGTCGAGACTTCTGAACAATAAGGATTATAACCATATTTTGAAAAGGGTAGTAGAGTTTGATGTAGATGAATATTTAAACGATGGACTTTGGGGAGAATTTAGAACAATTTATTTTAATAATAAATTGAAGGATTCTGCTTCAGAAGCTAAAGAGTTTTATTATCAGAATGAAGAGGCAATGAAATATAATACTATATGGAATGATAAATTTGATTGTTTGAAGTTAGCTATAAGGTATTTTAATAACTCTCGTGGATTCAAACAAGAAATGATGAACGATGCTTCTAAGATAGGAGAAAAATGGTTTAAATCTAATAGAGCAGAAATAAATATTGAAAATCATAAATTCATTAAGACAATGTTATGTGTGGATCCTGCTTCTACCTCTAAAAAAACTAGTGATAGTTTTGCTTTTTTAGTTGGATCTTTAGCCGATAACGATTTTAAATATGTAAGAAAAGCTGAACTCTTAAAAATAGATGCAAGAACTGAATTTGATAAATATATTAATCATATGATTGAATTATTAAAAAAGTATACTGATATAAATACAATTTATATTGAAAAAAATACATTCAATGGTAGTGATGCAAATATATTAGAAAAATCTATTAAGGCTGATAACCTATTAAGAGGTAAAAAATTTACTATCATAAATGAAGCTCAAAAGTTAAATAAGGATGATAAAATTGCGACTATTGTAGCTGATGTAAATAATGGACGTATAATTTTCAATGAAGAGGATATAGATTTTACAGATGAATTAATGGATTTTTGTGGTCAAGATTTTTCAGCTCATGATGATGCTCCTGATATAGTTTCTGAATTTGCAAATAGAATTAAAGACGTTAAAAGCACAGGTCAATTTAAGATGACTTGGGTTTAAGTGAAAGGTGGTTTTAATTTGGTAGCTAAAAGAACTTGGAAAGAATTTAGAGAGAGTGGACTTTTAACTCATTAATTCATACGTTTGGTTGGGCTATTGTAGTTAGTATTGATGATAATGAAGAAGTAACCGAAGCTTATCCAGCAAGAGTTAAGTTCAGAGGATTTGATGAGAAAAGCAATACCGAATGATATCAGAAAGTATCTAAGTTCTTACTTGATAATATTCAAGAAATAGAAAAAGAAAGTAGAGATTAAAGACATAGAGATATGCCTTATTTTTATGTCCTAAAAGGTGGTGAGAAAAATAGGATTCTTTAATTTTAGAAAAACAGTAGTTAAAGTAGTGAATACTGCTAAAAGAAAAATGTTCGACGGATACTATTCCCAGCAATCACGGATGGCGCCAGATATGAATACGTCGGATTTTCTTCGTTCGTATGGTCAAATTGGTTGGTTATTTGCGGCGGTAAACCGTATAAGTCAAAATATAGGTTCAAGTGAATGGAAGTCCTTTAAAGGTGAGGAAGTACAACAAGATAGCTTAGCATTGAATGTACTTAAGCATCCAAATAGATTCATGAGTCAGTATCAATTGCTTTGGAAAAGTTCTGCCTACTTAGAGTTAACAGGTAAATGCTTTTGGTATATTGCTAAAGATGGCATTGGCAGGCCTAAAGAAATATGGTGTCTTAATCCTTTGGATGTATGGGTTATACCTGATAAAGATAATTTTATAAAAGGCTATTTATATAAAGCTGGAGCTGTTGAAATTCCACTAAGTGTTGACGAAGTTATTTTCATTAACTTACCGGATTTATTAAATCCATATGGAGGTAAGGGCCCTGCTCAAGCAGCTGCCAATAACTTGGAAATTGATAAATATACATCAACATATATTAAAAACTTTTTTTATAATGATGCAAGGCCAGGTGGTATAGTAAATTTTCCAGATATTGACCCTGATGAATATGACAGAGCGGTAGAGCAATATAAGGATAAGCACCGAGGTGTGGAAAATAGTGGTGAAATACTATTTACTAAAGGTGGAGCAGTAACATTTACACCTATTAATATTAATATTAAAGAGCTTGATATATCTAATCTCAAAGATAATACAAGAGATGGTATTCTAGGGGCATTTGGAGTTCCTAAGAGTATTGTTGGTATAACTGATGATGTTAATAGGTCAACTGCCGAGGCTGCTGAATATACTTTCGCAATGCATACAATCAAACCATTGCTTCATTTATTTCAAGATGTTTTAAATAATGAGTTTGTACCAATGTTTGGCGAAGATGGCGAATTGAAGTTTACTGATCCAGTTCCAAAGAATAAAGATTTTGTTAAGGCTGTAGTGGATACTCAAACAGATAAATCTATTACTAAAAATGAAGCAAGAGATATATTAAATAAACTTATGGGATGGAACCTACCACATATTGCTGGTGGAGATGTGATTTATCAAGCTATTAGTATGCAGCCATTAGGGACTGCATTACCATCATTATCACAATCGAAACCTCCAGAGGTTAAACCTGAAGAGAGTATCGATGAATCAACTAAAGGTGCTAAAAAAAAAATTGATATAAAACGTAAAAGCAAATTTCAAAATTTAGATAAAGAAGCTTACTGGAAATCATTTATCAACAAAACTGATAAGTGGGAAAAAGAATTAAGCCCTATTTGGAAAGCAATATTCCAACATCAAAGTGAACAAGTTATATTAAACATAAAGAATAATAAATCTTTGAAGGTATTGAATCAAGATGATCTATTAAAGTTTCTGTTAAGCAAAGGTGAAACGGAATATATGGCAAATAAAATATTTCCAATACTTAAGAAGCTTATTGAAGATAAAGGTAACGAGATTATGGATGACTTAGATGTTAGCGTATCTTTTGACTTGCATAACCCTATGGTAACTGAATATCTTGAAGAATATTGTGGTAAACAAATTACAAATATCAATGCCACTACTGAAGCATCGATAAGAGCACAATTAAAAGCTGGTGAGCTTGATGGCGAAAGTATTCCAAAACTTTGTGATAGAATAGGAAAATATTTTGATGACACTGAGCAATATAGGATTGAAAGAATAGCTAGAACTGAAGTTATAGGAGCATCCAATAATGCTGCACTTATGGGATATAAACAAAGTGGAGTAGTAGACAAAAAACAATGGCTTACAGCATTGGATGAGCGAACTAGACCTTGGCATTCAGAAGCCGACGGACAAATTGTAGGTGTAGATGAAAAATTTATTATTGATGGAGAAGAAATGGATTGTCCTGGTGATGGTGGAGCTTCCCCTGAAAATGTAGTTAATTGTAGATGTACTTTAATTGCAAACTTTGATAATTAGGGAGAAAATAAAAAAAAGAAAGCAGGGATTAAATAATGAATATGAATTGTATAAATTTAAATGAGATCTCAGATGCTAAGTTAATTGAAAAGCAAACTAAGGTAGTTTCACAGATAGATTATAAATTAAAAAACTTATTTAATGCAAGAATGGTTAATATGCCAGAAACAGTTCGTTTAGATACTGATGAACAGGTTTCAGCTAGTATAAATGAGCTTTTAGACATTAGAAAGCAATGTGTTGAATTAAGTACCTTTGGACAGATAAATTCAGATATTTTAGATACATACAAAATAGATTATAAAGCTGATTAAGGCATAGAAATATGTCTTATTTTTATGCCCTAGGAGGAGGTGGAACATTGAAAAATAAAATATTACCAATGAATTGGCAAGTTAAAGTCATTGATAAAGCCAACAGAATTATTGAGATGATAGGTAGTGATGAAAGCTTTGATAGGGTTGGAGATAAAATGTTGATGACTGGAGCTGACCTAAGTAATTATAAAAAGAACCCAGTAATAATAGCTAATCATAATTATGGATATACAGAAAAGCCATCCGTTATTGGTAGGGCACTAGATGTTAACATAGTCGGGTCTAAGATGGTATTCAAAGTACAATTTGCTGAAACAGATAATGGCAAAGAGTGGTTTTACTTATACTCAAATAAATATATGAATGCTAGTTCAATTGGATTTATACCTAAAGAATATAAACCTAACGACCAAGGAGGCTATGATTTCATTAAGTGGGAACTCCTCGAATTAAGCATGGTAGCTGTTCCTTGTAATCCTAATGCAGTCCAAAGAGCTTATGAAGATAAAAAAATCTCCAAGGCTCTTTTTGATTTAATTAATAAAAATGAAAGTGAGGTAGAAAGTATGACAAGTAAAGAAGTTGAAGCACTAATATCTAAGGCGGTAGATGACAAAGTAAAAGGTATAGAGACAAAACACACAGATGAAATGGCATTAAAGGTTAAAGAAGTTGAGGATCTTAATGTAACAATTAAGGACCTTGAAGCACAGGTTGAAGCTAAGACAGGGGCATCACTTAGCAAAGCAACAATGGCAAGCCTTGTAAAGGCATGTGAAGGCATTACAGGACATGTGAAAAGTATTGCTGAAATGTGCAAAGCAGATAATTCTTCACCTGATGAGGATGAAGCTAAAGACTATACACCAGAAGAAATAGAAACCCTAGTCCAAGCAAATATCGAAAAAATGATGAAGGAGGCAAAATAATATGCCAAAATTAACTGATAAAGAATTAGCAGCTGTAATAGCTGGAACAACTGAGGCTGTACTAAAGGAAAAAGGATTCACAAAGGTGTTAAATAAACTTAAATTTAATGATAAAGAACCTGATGAAATGAGCAAGGAGGAAAAAACACTTAAATATTTTGTAGCAAAGATGGATAATAACAGGGCTGAAATTGCTAAATATTGTGGTGGTATTGTAAAAGATTTAAGTGGAGGTACTGCAGGTAGTGGTTTAGAATTACTTCCAACGGAGTTCCAAACAGATATTATAGATAAAGTTACAGCTGATCCTGTTGCTTTAAGAAATAAATGTACTATAATTCCTGTAACGTTTAGAGGCGGAACATGGCCAGTAGGTGTTACCGGAGTAAACCTTACCTGGGAGAATAGTGATACTAATCCACTCACTCCAACAACTCCAACATTTACATCTCTAAGTTACAGCGTAATCAGACTTGATGGATACACTGCAATGGCAAGAGATTTGCTTTCAGATTCACCGGTTAATCTTTATGGCTACTTAGTTAAACAATACGCTAAGGCATTTGTTAAGGCTGAAAATCTTGCGATTATGGTAGGTACTGGAACTAATCAACCACAAGGAATAATTAATGCAACAGGACTTAAAACTGTAGCATGCATAAATGCAGCAACCACAAATGTTTTAACTGCTGACGATATGGTAGCTTTACCATTTTCAATTGATATAAATTGGAGAGATGGCGGTTGTTATTACATGAATACTAGTGCTATAAGACAAGCTAAATTATTTAAAGATTTGCAAGGTAGATATTTATGGGTAAATGGAGATATGTTAGCAGGAAAACCAGCAACATTTAATGGCTATCCTGTTCAAGAGTTTTCAGCAATATTCCCTGAGAATCTTACTGTAAATGCAAAAACTACATGCTCTGAGATGGTATTCGGAAACTTAGAATATTTCTACTTATTTGATAAAACGGAGATGGGTAGCGAGCTTAATACTGCCAGCGACCAAGCTTTTAAAAACCATGAAGTTCTTTGTAAGATGTGGGAACGCTTGGACGGTAAGGCGGCCATAGGCCAAGCTTTTGCATTGTTAACAGGCTTCTTAAAATAAGATAATAGAATACTTAAAGAATGATAAAAAACATCTTAATATAAGGTGTTTTTATTTTTAAAGGAGCTAATATGAAAATTAAAATATTAACTTTTATTACACGACAAGAGGTTGGTGCGTTAACAGATCTAAAGCAAGGCGATATAATTAATATAGATGAAACAGTCGCAGAAAAATTAATAAAGGCTGGAAAAGCCGAATTTCAATTTTAAGGAGGATTTTTAAATGGCAAAAACAATTAAATTTATAAAACCAATGGATGGTGGGTATAGAGAAGGTGATGCTGCAACATTTGAAGATGTTGTAGCAGAAAGAGTTATAGCTGCGGGTTATGGAGAAGAAATAGCCTTAGAGGATACAAAAGTTATAGTTGAAAAGAAAAATGCAAAGATAGATGACCTAAACGCTGGGAAGTAGGTGGTATAAATGCCATTAACAACTATTAAAAAGTGTAAAAATTATTTAGGACCTTCTTATATAGATACTGAAGATGATTTCTTAAATGATTTAATTGAGAATGTTCAAGCGACTATAGAAAACTATTGCCATAGACATTTTGATATTGATACCTATACTGGAGAACAGCACAATGTAAATCATAAAATATTTATAAAAGAAACTCCTATTATATCCGTATCAAATATAGTTAGACTTGATGGCAGTATAGTAAATACTGTGCCTGGAAGTAATGACATGAGTAATTATAGGATATTCCCAGGCTATGTTGAGTTGCTTGACTATAAATATATGACTATGGGGAATAGGCTTAAGTATGTTAATTCGGAGGAATCTTATGTTGAAATAACCTATACTGCAGGGTTTAAAACTCCTCCTGCTGATTTAAATTTAGCAGCGACTAAGCTAGTTGTTCTGGAATATAAAGAAAGTAGAGAAAACAGATTAGGTGTAGAACAGGAATCTGAGGGAGACGTGAAATATACTTACTCGAAAAAAGATGTGCAAATGCCTTTAAACATTAGTGCTATATTGGATCGTTATAAGAGGGTATCACTATGAGACATGACGATAGCTGCTCAATTACTAGAACTACTACTAAAAAAGACCCTATAACTCATATAGCTAGTTCGTCTGAAACTGATTTATTGCCTTTTGATTGTAGACTAGGACGCGCAAATGGAAGTATAGCGCAAGGGCAACCACAATCTACATTTACACAAACTTTAAAGTTATATATCACTAATATAAACGCAGATATAAAGTATGGTGATATAGCTACAGTAAGCGGGATTAAGTACACTGTAGGTAATGTATATAAACCTAATAAGCATCATATTGAAGCCGAAATTTTATATAAAGGGGAGGCCTAATGTATGGATGAATTTAAAATAGAAGGTCTAGAGGAGTCTCAAAAAATATTAGAAGATATAATAAATAAATTTCCAGAAGAAAAACAAAAAGAACTATTAAAATTAGGCTTAATGTTAGAATCTGAAATTAAGCCTTTAGTACCAGTAGACCAAGGTAGGCTTAGAGCTTCAATAAATTCTCAAGTAATAGGCTCCGATAGAGTAGAAACTGGTACAGATGTTGATTATGCTCAAGCTATAAATGATGGCCATGTTCAGCATCAAAGATTTCTTCCAGCTCAATACATGAAAAATTGTCCAAATGATAAAGGAGTAATGCTTAGTGAAAAATTCATAGAAGGAAAACATTTTATGGAAGACGGATTCCAAAGTCTCCAACCTAAAGCAGAAGTTGAGTTGGAAAAATGGATTCAAGGGATACTAGATAAAGCTAATTAAGAGAATGAAATATTTAGTAGGTGATAGTTATGTTAATGGACATTATTAATAGCATTAGTACGTTAATAGCAAAAAAAAGTGAAGCAACAATATATATACAGAACATTGGAGAGGGTTTTGACAGACCGTCTTTTTTTATTTCTCATATAAATAGTGGAACCGATGATTTGAATAGAGCTGTAATAAACAATAACATATTTATTCAAATTGTTTATTTTGCACCTTGGGATAATTATGAAAATGTTAACGCAGAAAATCAATATAATACTTATGACATTTTGATGAGTATTTTTAAAAAAGGATACTTTAAAGTTGGGGATAGAGCTGTTAAGATAGCTCAACTTACAGGTGGACCAAGAGGCGCTGAAATTTATTTAACACTAAACTTAAATATTACAGAGCAAAAGCAAGATGATGTAATCGAATCTCCAATGGCTAATGAAGTTTTATTAAATTTAAAAGGAGGTTTATCTGATGGGATTGCCTAATATACAAATAATTTTCAAACAAGCTGGAATTACAGCAGTTGCAAGAGGTAAGAGAGGTATAGCGGCATTAATTTTAAAAGATGCAACAAATAATGGCTTACTTGTTTTATACTCAGTTAAAGATATTCCAAGTACTTTAAGTACCTATAATAAGGACCAGTTAACTAAAGCGTGGCTTGGTGGCACAAATTCACCGCTAAAAGTAATAGCCTATATAGAACCAGTTGCAGCAACAAATTACACAGAGGCTATGGGGGTATTGGAATCCACTAAGTGGAATTACTTAGCTATACCAGGGATTACTAGCGCAGATAACCCAATTATTGCTACTTGGATAAAAGGATTGAAAGATAATATGGATATAAGAATCAAGGTGGTTCTTCCAAATTACCCTGGGGACCATGAATGTGTAATTAATTTTGATACTGATGATATAGTCGTGGGTACAAAAACTTATTCTTCTGCTGATTATTGCGCAAGAATAGCTGGATTGTTGGCTGGAACGCCTTTAAATATGTCAGCTACGTATGAAGTATTATCAGAGGTTACAGATGTACCTCATTTGTCTATAACAGCGTTTAATGATGCAATAGATGCGGGTAAGCTTGTTTTAATTAATGATGGTGAGAAAGTTAAAGTGGCTAGAGCTGTTAATTCACTTGTAACCACTACACCAGCTAAAGGAACTGACTATAAAAAGATTAAACTGGTAGATATTATGGATCAAATTCATGATGATTTAAAGAAAACTACAGCAGATAGTTATACTGGTAAACTACCTAATAATTATGATAATAAATGTATTTTAATAATAGCTTATAGTGCATATTTTGAAGGATTAGAAAATGATTCATTACTTGATAAAGGTATGTCTAGTATTGGAATTGACATAGAAGCGCAGAGCAATTTCTTAAAAGCACAAGGTATTGATATTTCGGAGTGGAAAAAGCAAGCTATAAAATCAGCGAATACATCTGACAAGGTATTCATATCTGGAAATGTAAAAATAGTTGATGCTATGGAAGATTTCAACTTAAATATAGGAATTTAAAGGAGGCGTAACATATGGATGGCATTATGGATGCAAAAAATATAATTAATGGTACCTGGGGACAAATATGGATAGACGGAGATAAAGTATCAGAAGCTTATGGACTTCAAGCTAAAGTTACTGTGCAAAAGACGGCAGTAAATATATGTGGCAAACTTGCAGAAGATACTAAAACTACGGGTATACAATGCAAGGGGACATTAAAGCTTCACAAGGTATCTTCAAGGATGATAAACAAAATTAGTGATAATATAAAACGCGGGAAAGAAACAGTATGCACATTAATGTCTGCTCTTGCTGACCCAGATGCTTATGGTGCTGAAAGGCTTTGTATTAAAGACGCAAAGTTTGATGAACTTACATTAGCTGATTGGGAGGCTAAAAAGAATGGTGAAGAATCTGTTCCTTTCACATTCACTGATTGGGAATACTTAGATAAAATAACACCACAATAACAATGGAAGCTTAGGCTTTTTTTATTTTTAAAATTAATTATTAGGAGGAATTTTATATGAATATTGTAGAAAAATTATTAAAATTAGATGCTGCTAGTATTACAGTACCAACTCAAGATGTTAAAATAGAGAGATTAAGTATGCTAACTGGTGAGGATGTTAATTTTACTTGTAATGCAATAAGTTTAGATGCTTATAATGACGTACAAAGCAATTCAGTAAGCTTAGATAAAAAAGGAAATATAAAAGGTTATAATACTGGTGGTATGCAATTAGAATTAGTTTTAGCCGGAGTTCCTGAATTAAAATCAAAAGAACTCATGGATCATTTCAATTCACCTACTCCTGAAGAATTGATTAAAAAAATACTACTCCCAGGAGATGTATCAAACTTAGCAAAAGTGATATCCCAACTTTCAGGTATAGAGGCTGTTGAAGATGCTAATGAAAAAATAAAAAACTAATAGAGGAAAATGGTGAGGTGCAATTAATGTATTATGCTTTTAAATTACATAATATATCCCCATCTATTTTCCATAATTATGGCACTGGTGAAAGGATAATCATCAGTGCTTTTATTTCAAAAGAGATTGATGAGATGAATAAAAAAGAATAATTATTATAACATATTTTCCTTTAGATGGTGTATGATGTAACAAATAGCTTTTAAAGGGGATATATAGTTATGAATAAAAAGACACGAAATCAAGTAGCTTCAGAAACCATTGGAATAGGAGCACTTGCACAAATAAGCAGAAATAAAAAGATAAATGATATTGGTGGAGTATTTGGAATATGTGGTCTGATAATATTAATAGGTGAATTAATAAAGTTCCCTATCAAATGGTTGATTGTTAAACCTTTCATGTTTACGGCCAAGATTTTCTGGATAGGTTTTAAGTACATGGTTACAGTAGGCGCTGCATTAAGCTTAGCTCTATGTCAGTATGCTTATAAATGTATTATAAGATTAATTAAATTCTCAAAAGCTAAATATAACAACTCAAGAGTTACTGAAAAGTAGCTCTTTTTTATTTAGAAATCAAAAGGAAGTGAGTAAGTGACAATGCAATTAAGCGCAATTATGAACCTCACTGGTAATTTTGCAGCACAAATACAAAAAAATGCTGAGCTAATGAAAGGTATAAAAGGGCAAGCGGACCAAGCTGGTAGTTCAATAAAAAATGCCTTTTCTGTTCCAGCAATTGGACAAAAAATGGCGAGTGGACTTGCTCTTACAAGAGATGCATTAGGTGCTGCTGGCATTGCTAGTGCTGGGTTTTTGAAAACATGCGTTGATGGAGCTACAAAGGCACAAAAAACAAATGCAGATTTAGCACAAACAATAAAGTCGACTGGAGGAGCTGCTGGTTTAACTGCTGCACAGGTTTCCGCTATGGCAACAAGCTTTAGCAAGACAACAACATTTGGTGCTGGTGCAATAAAAACAGGGCAAAATATGCTCCTCACATTTACTAATATCGGTAAGAATGTATTTCCTATGGCAACGCAAGCTATGTTAGATTTATCTCAAAAGATGGGCGGGGATCCTGTAAGTGCTTCACTTCAACTGGGTAAAGCTTTGAATGATCCAACGAAAGGAATCACTGCACTTACTAGAGTTGGTATTACTTTTACTGAACAACAGAAAAAACAAATACAAACTATGCAAGCAACCGGGAATATGGCTGGAGCACAAAAGCTTATACTTGGCGAGCTAAACAAAGAGTTTGGAGGTCAAGCAGCAGCCGCGGCTAAAACCTATGATGGGCAAATGAAACAGCTAGGAAATACTATTGGAGGAATAAAAGGCGCAATAGGGTCGGCATTACTTCCTTATTTGCAGGGAATAGCTGAAAAACTTAATACTGGAGCTCAGTCGGTGTCTAAATTTGTTGGTGAACATAAAAAATTAGTGGCGACTGTATTATCTATGACAGCAATTTTTGGAACACTTATCGGTGGTGTCGGATTATTTTCAAAAGTTGCAGGATTTTTAGGACCTGCTGTTACTGGAATTGCCGGGCTTATAGGAGGCCTCTCATTGCCCATATTACTTGTTATAGGCGCGATTGCTGCTTTAGTTTTAGCATACACAAAAAACTTTGGTGGACTTAAAATATCTATTGATAAAATAATAGGTGGAATATCATCTGCATTTAAAATGGCAACAGCACAATTTAAAAAAACTGGTGATGCTATAGGCGCTATTGGGGTGTTCATAACAAATGTGTTTGGTAATAAAGTAAGCAATACCGTAACTACTACATTAACAAATATAAAAACAATTGTCATGAATGTAATAAGCACTATAAAAGCACATATGCCAGAAATCAAAGTTGTAGTTCAATCTGTATTTCAAGGCATTGCGACTGTTTGGAATAGCATTTTAAAGCCTGTTTTAAAATTATTAATGTCAGGAATAGGTGATGTTATATCATGGGTAATAGCTCATTTTCCACAGATTCAGAAGGTTATTGCAACGGTATTTCAAGGGGTTATGAATCTATGGAATAGCATTCTAAAGCCTGTTTTGAAATTCATTATCACAGAACTATCAAAAGTAGTTCAATGGGTGGTGACAAACTGGCCACTTATAAAACAAACAATAGCAACTGTTTTAAATGGAGTTATGAATGTTGTTAAAAGCGTATTAACTTTTATTCAAGCATTTTGGAACACATGGGGCCAAACTATTATGGATTATGTAACAGTTGTATGGAATAACATTAAAATTGCTATCGAAACTGTTATACATGTAATACAAGATGTGATTAAAGCGATTATGCAAGCTATTAATGGAGACTGGAAAGGTGCATGGGCTAGCGTAATTGATGCAGTTAAAACTATTTTCGGCGGAGTTGGGGCTATTATAAGTAATATACTAAATGGTATAGGTAAGATTTTTGTAGACATTGCTAAAGTTGCAATTGGTTGGGGAAAAGATATGATAGATGGAATAATATCTGGAATTAAAGGAGCTATTGGTGGAGTTGTGGACGCAGCAAAAGACGTAGGCAAGGCTATATGGGAACATCTTCATTTCTCCGTACCGGAAAAAGGTCCATTAACGGACTACATGTCATGGATGCCTGATTTTATGGGTGGACTTTCACATGGAATTACAAGCAATATCCCACTAATTCAATCTGCAATTAGTAAAGTAACATCTACTATGAATATGACTAAACCCATAAAGATTAGCACTCAACAAGTTATAGAACCTATTAAAAATGTATCTTTAGGGATTAAAACAAACTTAAAAGATACATCTTCAGGTGGTACAACAAAAACAGCTACTGCAGTAGAAAAAGGAAAGGCATCTATAATCATTTCTAAGCTTGCTGATCAAATAATTATAAGGGAAGATGCAGATATAGATAAGTTAGCTAATGCTCTATTATTAAAACTAAATGCAGCTGCTATAAATATGCCTTAAAGGAGGTACCAAAATGGAATTTTGGCTATCACAAGATAATGAAAAATTACAACTCCCTGTACCTCCTCCAAACTACGCAATAAAAAGGGCTTTAAATAATAGCACTTTAACTGTTGAAGGTATAGGAGAAGTTAGCTTTATTGGAAAACCTAAACTTGCAGAAATACCTATAATACAAACTTTTTTTCCAAATCAAATATATACATTTTGTCAGTATAATGATTTCCCTCCGCCAGCTGAATGTATATCTTTAATTGAAAAATGGATACTAAGTGGAAAACCAATAAGGTATATGGTAAACAATGTAATAAATATAGAATGCAGTATAGAAAATTTTGAATATGGGGAGCAAGATGGAACTAATGATGTATATTTTAGTTTGGGATTAAAAGAATATAAAAGAATAATCTTGGAAACTACATCAGCAGTTGCTACTACTCCTACCATTGCTAAAACAACAACAGCAGCAGTGCAAAGGAATACAAAAACTGTAGCGAAAACCTATAAGGTAAAGGCTGGAGATACTTTATTAGCAATAGCAAAAAAACAATATGGTGATAGTTCAAAATATACTGTTATAGTATCAAAAAATAAGATTAAAAATCCTAACTTAATTAAAGTGGGGCAGGTGCTTCTCCTATGATTAAACTTTATAGCCTTTATAAAGGTGTAACTACAGACATAACGAATGTAGTAAAGACAATAAGTAATTCAGGGGATAAATCACAAGTTGCAAGAAAAATAGATGTTTCTTTAGCCTACCCTATATGGGATAGAAACCAACCACAAACACAAATAGGACCAGGCACAAAAATTTGGATGCTAAAAGATGGAAAAGAAATTTTCAGAGGTGTTGCATGGGACAGAAGTTTAAAATCCTCTTCAGAGGAATTAACTTTTTTAGCATATGATTATTTGATATATCTTGCAAAGTCTAAAGTAACCTTTAATTTTAAAAACATTACACCAGAAGATGCTACAAGCAAGATATGTAGTGAACTTGGAATAACTGTAGGAACATTAGCTAGAACTGGAATTAAGATAAATGCACTTATAGCTCAAAAGAGTGGCTATGAAGCAATAATGCAAGTGTATACTCAAGCAAGTAAAAATAATAATAAAAAATATGTACCTGTTATGGATGGACTCAAATTAAATGTAATAGAACAAGGTAAAGTAATTATTGATTATACATTAACAACACAATTGAATGGCATTGGTAATAACATTGGTAGTGTAGATTACCACGATACATTAGATAATATGATTAATAGAGTAAAAGTATATGATGATAAAAATGTATATTTAGGTGGAGTAAGCAATCAAACTAGTATTGACGATAATGGATTAATTCAAGACAATTATACTAAAGAAGCAGATAAAAACTATGCCACAGTCGCTAAAGGAATGCTACATGGCATAGATCAAATACCAACTATTAATGACATTATAGGTAATTGGGAGTGTAGAACTGGTTACGCAGTAAAAAGCAAAATATTTTATCTTGATATATTGAAAAATGCGGTACTGTATATAGAAGGAGATACTCATACTTGGGAAGTAGGAACCGGTAAATACACTATGAGTTTAAATTTAAGTTTCAAAAATACAATGGATAGTAAGGAGTAATTGAATGAAAAACCCATACAGCGGAATTGTAAACCATATGCGGGAGCAGGGAGCTAAATATAATCCTCCTGCTATTCAAATAGGTATAGTTATATCTAATGATCCATTAACTATTAAAGTAGGAGATTTACAAATTAGTAAAGATAATTTATTGATTGCAGATTATTTATTAAAAGATTATAAAATGGAAATCAATATGCCTTCAACAGAGGGAACTGGAATTATGAGTTCTACAATCGTTGGAGATCATGGCAACCATACGCATACAATAAATAAACTAGGAATTACAAAGGGTACTATTAATTTGAGGATTGGACTTATAAAAGATGATGAGGTAATTGTATTTGCGACAAAAGATGAACAAAAATATATTATTTTAGCAAGAGTGGTGAGTTTATGAGTATATTTCCAGTAGAAACCGTTAATAAAATAATAGATTCTACTGCCACAGATACAAGTGAATTACCACTTTTAAAAACATATGCTTGGGATTATGTTAATAATGATTTTTCATTAACAAATGGTAAAAATACTCTAGTTACAGGAGTTGAAGCAGTAAAGGTTTGGGCATGGAAAGCACTTCAAACTCCACGTTATAGATATTTAGCTTATAGTTGGAATTACGGAAATGAATTTGATGATCTAATTAGTCAGGGACTATCGCCCGAAGCATTAAAAACTGAATTAGAAAGATATCTTAAAGAAGCGTTATTAGTAAATCCATATATTGAAAGTCTAAAGGACATTTCTATTTGTATTGAAGGTAGTAAAGTAAGTGCAAACTTTACAATTGTTACTATCTATGGGGAGGCGGGCTTGAGTGTATAGCGAATTAAATACTGAAGATATTGTTAAGAGTAGAATGTTTAGAAATGTACCCTCTGATGTAGATAAATCAGAGGGTAGTTTGATTTATGATGCTATTTCTCCTGTAAGCCAGGAGGTAGTATCTTCCTATATTAATATGGATGAAATACTTAATATGGTTTTTGCTCAAAGTGCTGCTGAAAATGGCTATTCAAAACAATTGCAACTAAGATGTGCTGAATTTGGAGTTATACAAAAAAACGGTTCTTCTAGTACAGGACAAGTAACATTCTCAGGTACAGAAACAACGCCTATTCCTATAGGCTCCATAATACAGACAACTGGAGCATTACAATTTGAAACAATAGCATATGGGGTTATAACCAATGGAGTGGCTATTGTAAATATAAAGGCTGTAAGCATTGGTTCAGCTTATAATGTTCCAACAAATACAATTATTCAAATCCCGGCAGCCATTAGTGGTATTACTGGAGTAAGTAATACCACTAATACCAGTGGAGGAACAAATGTTGAAACGGATTTAGCATTGCTTGAAAGGTTATTATTACAGGTTCAAACTCCTTCTACAAGTGGCAATTCGGCTCATTATGTTCAATGGGCGTTACAAGTAGACGGAATAGGGTTGGCACGAGCATTCCCTTTATGGAATGGTAATGGAACTGTAAAGGTAGTTATCGTAGATAGCAATAAAAAATGTGCCAATACAGATTTAATTAACAAAGTTAGTGCACACATAGAAGAAAATAGACCTATTGGGGCAACAGTTAGCGTTGTAAGTGCTGTAGAAAAACAAATAAATGTAATTGCTAAAGTCACACTTGCTAGTGGCTATAATATATCTAATATTCAAGAAGAATTTTTAAAAATACTAGATATTTACTTAAAAGATATTGCTTTTGCAGATACTTATCTAAGTTATGCAAAGCTAGGGAATATATTTCTCAATACTCCAGGGGTGTTAGACTATTCAGACTTAAAAGTAAACAATGAAATATCTAACATTGGATTGAAAGATGAAGAAATACCAATAATTGGTACTGTAGAATTGGGGGTGTGATAATTGTACCCAGAAAATGTAGATAAATTTACAGAAAAGCTTAATAAACTTGAAAACAATACTTATGTAATCGAGGAAAAAGTAACTCTTGCAAATGGAATATATGAAGGTGAATTGGAACATGACAATGTGAGTTTACCTTCTATTTCTGTTTATGCTGGGAGTAAATTGACTGGAGATAAAATAGAAAACTTTATCTTATCTACTCCATCAAAATCCCCTTGGAAAAATGAAATTAAGATATTTTCCAATATTGATAAAGTATATATAACTTATCAAACTCAAGGAGATACAGTAGAGGCAGAGGACATAAATAAGGTACAGGAAAGTATTGTTAATACTCAAACTGATGCAATAAGTTATAAATCTAGCAACAATTTAGAGGTAGGCAATTTAAAAGTCAGAGCTACAAATTTAGAAAATAATAAATCAGAAAAAACTTATGTAGATACTGAATTAAATAAAAGATATTTAAAAGAACAAGTATTTACTAGAGAAGAAGTTCTACAAAAAATAAAAGATGTGATAGGAGTTGCCCCTGATGCATTAGATACTCTACAAGAAATAGCAAAATCACTTAATAATGATGCTGATTTTGCAGGAACTATTACTAAAGAATTAGCAACCAAGGTAGATAAAGTAGCGGGTAAACAACTAAGTACCGAGGATTATTCGACAATAGAAAAACAAAAACTTGCAGGCATAGAGCAGGAATCAAATAAATATATTCATCCTTCTTCACATTCGGCAGATATGGTAGTAGAAAATGAGAATAGAAGATTTGCAAGTGACATAGAAAAACAAGTGTGGGGCAATAAAGAAACTCATGAAGGTGCTCAAAGTAAAGCTAATACTGCTCTCAAAACAGCTAAAGAATATGCAGACACGATGGATATAAAGCATGCTAGTGAGTTTGCTTCTGCTACTAATATTAATACAACTGGCGAAACAAAATTGGGTGCTGTGGATGCTTCACAGTTTTATACTACCCATATGTCTTCTAATCAAGTGGGGGTTTACTTAAGTGGCAACACTTTAAATATTCCATTCAAAACAAGTGATGGGACATTAAGAACAGTGAGTATAGATAGTACTAAACCAATTGCTGCAGCTAATGATGTACCAACAAAATTATCGCAGTTACAAAATGATGCCAACTATCTTAAAAAAGGGGTTATATGGAATGACCTAAAGGGGGTGTAAGCTATGTATGGTGCTATAAAATATGGTGCAAATAAATATGCTTTCGATACCGATATAATAGATGAACAAATAAAACCGTATATTCCAGATTTGATAAAATATTTACCACCTTATTGTAGGGCCTCAAAAATAATGATGAATGTTCAAAATGCAAATGCTCTTGAAATTGGACTGCTTAATTATAATGTTAATGATTTACTTAACCAATTTTTTATAGATACAGCCACATGGGGGCTTAATCTATGGGAAAGAGACTATAGAATATCTACAGATTTAAATAAAAGTTATGAGGAAAGAAGAGAAATATTAAAGGCTAAAAAGAGAGGATCTGGAACGGCTACTAAAAAAATGATTAAAAATGTAGCACAAGCTTTTAGTGGTGGAGAGGTTTATATAATAGAAAACTCCTACGACTACAGTTTTATAGTACAGTTTATTGGTATAAAGGGTATTCCAAAAAATATGAATGGTTTAATAGACATGATAGAAACTATTAAGCCAGCACATTTGGGATACTCTTTTAAATATACCTATACAGTTTGGAATTTTTTAAGCAAATTAACATGGCAAAATAATAAAACATGGAATGATTTGAAAGTTTATGAATAGAGGTGATACTTATGAAAACAACAGCGAATTATGGACTTAAGAAACCAGAAGGAACTGATGTTGTTAATATTGAAGATTTAAATTATAATGCTGATGTTGTTGATGCTGAACTAGCTAAAATGGCATTGAAAGCAGAAGTTACTGCAGCACAAACAGCAGCACAATCATATGCTGATTCAAAGATAGCTGCTTTAGTTAATTCCTCACCAGCAACAATGGATACTTTGAAAGAATTAGCAGATGCTTTAGGTAATGATGCAAACTATGCAGCCACAACTGCTGCACTTATTGGAACAAAAGAAACGCCAGCAGGAGCACAAGCTAAAGTAAATATAGTTGCTGGTGCAGGAAGAACTACAGAAACAGTGAAAGGTAATGCAGATGCAATAGCTGCTAATGCTGCATTATTTGCTTCACAATTGGTGGAAAATGTTAAACAAATAGGAAATATAAATGACCCAACATTAGATTCAACCCTAAAGGGCAAATCCCTTACAGAAATAGCAAAAGTACTTTTTACAAATGCCGATAACGGTCAAAAAGCAGTAGCAAATTCGCTAATTGCTAAAGGTGTTTCAGCAGTGATTACTGATACATTTACGGTATTGGCAAGTAAGATAAATGCAATCACCTTTGATGCTTCAAAACTATTAACAGGCAACACTGTTATGGCTATAGCAGGAACAATGCCCAATAATGGCTCGCCTTCTATTACGCTTACAACAAATGGCGCAACTAAAGTAATACCCGCGGGGTATAGTCCTGGGGGAACTGTAGTAGCAAACATAGATAATTTAGTACCCAGTAATATCATAGCACCGCAGGTAGTTGGCGGCGTAACTGGTATAGCTATTAACGGGGCAGGGCTAAAAAAGTATGCCAGTGGCACTATGACCAGCCAAACTAACGGTAATGTTACTGTTAGTGGCTTAGACTTTACACCTGCCACTATAGTAATAACTTCCGCCTTAGAGTGGATTATGTATTCTGCTAGCGGTGTGCCTTTTGAGTGGAACAATAAAGCGGGCCTTGTAGTTTGGGCACAAAATATTGCACCTGCTACCTCTAGCGCCGCATGTTTTAGTTTGGATGAATTAGGTCAATATGTAAGGTCTACAGGTTTTAGTATATTCACAGGCTATCCTAAAAAAATGTTTACATGGGAAGCCTGGAGCTAAATTCAATATGAGTCATGGGAATAAATTAAATTGGAGGTAATAAAATGGAAATAGGGAAAAGAATAATATTTGATAAATTAACAGGTAAAGTTTTAAATGATACATTTGAAGAAATGAGCGGAAGCCTACAAGAAGGTTTAAGACCTTTAGAAATTGATTATTTAGATTTACCCTTTGGAGATATAACACTCAAAGAGGTATTATCTTATCATATAGACATTATTACTAAATCCATTGTGGTGGATAGTAAAGCAGAACATGTCCAAACCGAAGCGGAAAAAATAGTGCAATTAGAAACTAAATTATTAGAAAGCGAAGGTGTATTATAATGGTAGTAATAAAACAGTATTTGGTAGATATTTTGGCTAAAAAAATAAGCACACAAGAGATGAATTTTAAAACCAATGAACCTTTCAGAACAGAGGATATTTTAATAGCGGAATATAAAACTGCTACAGAAAATGCTTTATTAGCTTTAGCAGAAGTTGTTTAGTTTCTGAGTAATAATAGGAAAATATGACGACGTATTAATAACTCAAGAAACCATATAAAATAAAGTTTTTAAACAGACTAAAATTAAGGCAATAGACATGACTTTAAATAGTCTTTTTTTATTGCCTTTTTCTAAATATTAGAAAAATATCCCGACACAACTTAATAAAATTATAAGGCAAAATGGAGGACTTTTAGAAGTCTTTCTTTATTGCCTTTTTTAATAAAAAAATAGAAATAGGAGGAATATATAAAATGAAAAATTTAGTAAACATTGATGACCAAGTAAAAATTAATATGCCAGGTACTGTAGGGGATGAGGCTATAGTAGAAGTAAATAGTATGCAAAAATGGCCAGATGGAGTAGTCCATTATATTGGAAAATATCATAAAGAATGTCCAAATGGTGGAGAAGGTTATGATGATTCTGTTCAATTTGTAGATGGTGAATATATAGTATTGCCTAAGGAAAGTAATTTAGCAACTACAATAAGTCTTGCAAACTCAGATAAACTTATAAATCTTATAAATGATATTACCTATAAATTAAATGAGCTAAAGACCTTTCAGATAGAAATTAAAACTGAAAAATAATTTATGAGGCACCTGAGAGGGTGTCTTTTTAATATAAAAAATGGAGGTGCATCATGAATGATGACGTATGTGTAGAAAGACATAAGAGGATTGATGAAAGATTAGATAACCACGACATTAGATTAAACAAACATTCAGAAAGGATTGATAAATTAGAGCAACATCAATCAGAATTTAAAGTAGAAATAAAAAATTTATGTGAAAACATAAAAAATCTAACAAGCACAATGAAATGGTTTATGGGAATTTGGGTAACAAGTTTACTTGGGTTCTTTTTTTATGCAATTCAACAAAATATATTTAAATAGAGGAGGAAAAGTAATTATGAATATAATAGAAACGAGCTTCAAATGGAATGGTAATTTAACTTATAATAATGTACCAAAAATGATAGTATTGCACCATCTAGAAGCTAAAAGTGCTGAAGTTACTGATATACATTCTTGGCATATTGGAAATGGGTGGACAGGGATAGGCTATCATTATTATGTAAAAAAGGATGGAAGAATATTTAGAGGTAGACCAGAGAAAGCACAAGGCTCACATTGTCCAGGAGCCAATAGATGTAGTATTGCAATTTGTGCTGAGGGTGATTTCATGACGGAAACAATGAATAATGTACAGAAACAGACAATAGTTAATTTATGTAAAGATATTTGCAAAAGATATGAATTTAAAGATATTAAAGGACATAAAGATGTTCCATATTCTACTGATTGCCCAGGTATTAATTATCCATTAAGTGAGATTAAGAAGTTAGTAAATTCAAGTAATATATCCCCTTCTGCTCTACAAAAAAAATCTAGATATTGCGAATCATGGCAGATTTTTTATAATAAGATTACAGGCACAAAAGCCAAAATTAGTGAAGATGGATTCTACGGTACATCAACACAAAAGTCGTTGGATTTTCTTCTCACATATATTGATAAAGGGAAAAAATATAAGTATTGTTATGAGTTCCAGTGTTGGTTTAATAAAATTACAGAGACAAGACTACCAATTACTACAGATGGTAAGTGGGGTTCAAATACAGAAAAAGCTTTTAATACTATTAATGAATTGGTTAAAGCATAAATAAAGCAGAAAAATCGTTTCAGCTCAACATTTAAAATAATAAAAATTAAGGAGAGTGTATTAAATGCAAAATTTTACAACAATATTATATCCAATACTATTAACAATTTTAACAGGGTTTCTAGGCTATTTAGGTAAAGAGGTAGTAAAGCTAGTGCCTAAGTTAGTCGACTTTATAGTAGCCAAAATAGGGATCACAAACTATACAAAAAGCAAACTTGTAGCTTTAGATGTTTGGAACATAGTTGAAGAGCATTTTAGATTAAATGAAATTATTGGAAATACAGTTCAAGCTAAAATAAAGATGTTTACTGCTCTTGTAAGACTAAAGATACCTGGGATAACAGATGAGCAAATAGAAAATTTAAGACAATCAGTTGCGGGAGAATTTAATAAGAATAAACCTTTAATTGTAAAAGCTATAGAGGATCCAGTAATCATAGCAGCACCCATCTTAAAGTATTTTGCTTTAGATGGAGTTACAGAACTGCAACCAGTAACCATAATAGATCCAGTAGTAACACAATAATTTAAAAGCCTGAGGTTAGAGAAATCTAGCTTCAGGCTTAATTTTTTATTTTTAATGTATTATTAGTATTATAAAACAAAATATAGATAAATACACAATTATTGAGTAAAAAAGCTATTTATGAGATTTGATTAATTTGACTATATGATGTAAAATTTTAAAGGAAAGTAAAAATAGTTATTATTAGGTAGCAATATAATTGTATTATTTAATGATTTTCTTGAAAGTATAGGAGCTTACTTTATGGATGGGGGAGAAATATGAATACAAAAGACATATTAACATACTCTGATTTTTTTAATTTAACCAAGAATGAATTAGACAAGATAGGAAAAGAATGTGATATTATATTAACAGAAGACATAGTTAAACAAGATTATTATTATCAAATTAGAAATATCTTGTTTAGTAACAATGTAACAGAGAAATTAATACTTAACAGAGTGTTAGCGGGTAGGACATCTATAAAATGGTTTAAATTTAAAATTAAAGATGAAGTTGAAAAACAGAAAATTATAAATAAATTGCAATCAGAGGAAAATTGCTATGATGATATCTTAGAGATCGATACAAATAATTTGCGAACAGTTAGAAGGTATACATGCATCAAGACTGATGAAGAAAGATATTTGATGAGAGTTTATGTTCCAGCAGGAACAAAAACAGTAAATGATGGGCGCAGCATAAAAAAATTTACAACAGTCAATAATATAGTTATAATAATTGATATAGGAAGAAACTTTATTGAAGTAAGATCAAATAGTAAGGATGCAAAAAAAATAGCAGACATTGTTTGTGAAAAACTAGGTATAGAGATGTATGACGGAGCTAGAATATTAAATAAATACCATAATTCCATTGAGGAGCTTAGGGACTCGCTCTTCAATGGTAAATTCATTGATACAACATCGGTTCCAGATGAAAACATAGCGCTTACAAAAAATGATAGCGAGGCACTTGCAAATGTTTTGATGGCACTAGATGAATACTTCATTAATAAGGACATGTTAGCGTTAAGCGATCAATTGAGTACATTAAATATAGATTCTGATGGAGTACCTTTCACACAATTATTCCTTGCAGGGATGTCAAAAATAGGTATGACAGTAAGGCCGGATGCAGAAGAAGATTTGTCATTTCAATCTTTGTATGCTGTTTTGAAATCCTATATTACTAATCATAAAGGATTTATTACTTTCTCTACACCAGAAGATGGACTAACCCACACTATACAAATAGGAATAACAACTAATAGTATTTCTTTTACATCTTCTGTTACAGAAGATGTTATAAATTATATAAGAGAAAAAATACTATAAACAGTTTTTGAGAGGAGGCTTTTATGTATGAGTACTTTTGAGATAGACAATGTTGTAGAACAAATAGCTTCAAAAAGTATAATAAAGAGTTTTTATCCATGGTATATTTCTAAGGTATTAGAACTTTCTCTAGATAAGGTTGTTCCTAGACTAAATTATTTAGTGCTAGGTGATTCCATTAAGCTAAAATATGAAATAAGATGTGATGAGGATTCAGACATTATAGAAATAGTAGATGATTATGGTAAATATTTAGGTAATACACTTTATTGTAGAAGTTGTAATGAAGATATTGAAATTACACTTGAAAATATTTTCCCCCTATATTATATAAATGATGAATATAGAGAATGTGTAAAAAAAAAATTAAATTGTAGTAATCTAAATATCAATATTTTATCTGAAAGTGAAGCTGCTATAGATGCTTTGAATATTGAAGGTATAGTTAGAAACTATTTTATGCAACAAAATATTCATGTTCCAAGAAAACAATATTTGAATATAAATGAATTAGATGAAAATTTAGGTCAGTTGACTTCAGCATTAGCGGCTTCAGGGGATAAACAACTTTTAGACAAATTTGATGAAATTGATGAATTAGTTGGAAATGAAGAAGTAAATAAACCACATTCATCGATGACAACGGTATTTAATCAAACTGTAAATAGCGCTGATAAGGTTGGAAAACTATATAAAGGATATGAAGCGACTAAACATTTACTTATGTTTACATTGAGTAAATGGAATGACTTAGCACCGTATATAAAACCTTTAAAGACTTTTTTTGATGGTCTTTTTAATTAACATACTTCTGATATAGAATGGTTTAGAACAAGAGGTTTAATCGCTAGATTTAGGTTTGTTTTTAATGTGGTGATTGTACTGCAATATTAGCTTGTAGAAATGAAGTGAAGTAGTATTTATAATTTCTAATAATAGTTAGAAGCTCTGAGGTATGCCTTGGGGCTTTTTTATTTTATATAAAATTAAACATTTAAACCTTAGGTTATCAATAAAAATAAAAATACTGCACTTAGGGGGAACCCAGTGCAGTATTTTTAGTTATTAAAATAAAAGGATTGGTATTTAAGTTATGGGCTATTTTACAAATTTTATTCACTTCTTTTAGTGAATTTGGAACTTTTTAATTTTGTGTATAAATAATTGTATCATGGCAATAATTTAGAAAAAAATAAAAGGGGTAATTGCATTGCAAAAATCTAAAAGAAGCTTTATAGAATTAAACTTAGTAGTATCTGTAGCAGTTATATTTATTCTAGCTACAGTGGCAGCCCAAGTATTGCTATAAAAATAAGGCATATAAGTTACATTAATTTGTAATCTATATGCCTTATTTTTTTCTTGTGTATGAGGTTGATAATTTATATTTATAATACGATTTTAGAGTTTTCTTTCGTAAAAATCATACTCACCATCAAATGCAATTTCGGCTTCAGTATCACACTCAAGTGATTCAGTTAAATTATCTATCTGCCCTTCTAAATACATAATTCTATCAGTCATATATGCACTGGTATTAGTATTGTCATGTAACCCTGTATCTAGTGCATCAAATAGATTTTCTTTTTCTATATCAGTAAGATTTGAAACTACTAAAGTTAAATCCTCTCCATGTTGATCATCTGCAATCATTAAAACCTTATCTCTAAACATATGCCCTTTAGAGGTCGTAATATCAAATTTTGCTATATCAGCATCGTCTTCAATTAGAGTAATGTTGTTATTTTTGTATTTAATTTGTCTTTCATTATACATAATTATCTCTCCCTACTAATTGAATGGAGTTATACTACGATACAATCTTTGGGGTCTTTATCTACCCTCAGACCTTTAAACACAGGTTGTCGTAACGAACCATTTGCTGTTTTTGTCATATATTTTACAATACATACAAGGCCAGGTTTTATCCATATAGCATTATCGTTTCCAGAAGGCAATTCATAAAAAGGGTGAGCATTTATTCTAGGCATCGATTCTATTGATTTAAAATCCTCCGTTGATATTCCCAGCGTAACATGACCCTTACATACCAGTTCTTTGCCTAAATATTGACCAAGAACAATGCTGATTGCACCGTTCTCTTTAAAGATATATCCACACACTACAAAGTCATCATCCAGTAAATATTTAATTTTAATCCAGTCTTTTGTTTTCTTGTCGAAATAATATTTGCTATATTTTCTCTTAGCGACTATTCCTTCAAGTTCATTTTGCTTAGCAAGCTGATAAAATTCAATTCCATGTTCTTCTATATATCTAGAAATAGCAATTCGTTCATTTTCTATAATAACTCTTTCTAGCAACTTTTTGCGTTTCATTAAAGGCAAATCTATAACCGAGTGATCCTTGTAATAAAGGATATCAAATGCGGTAAAACTGGCTGGTAATCTAGATGATGCAAGTTGGATTTTAAAGGTATTTGACAATAGGGAGCGCCTCTGAATCTCAGGGAAGTCTGGCTTGCCATCCTTGATAACAATCAACTCACCATCTAAAATACAACGATACTTGACTTGTTTGTTTATATTTAAAAGTTCTGGGAATTTTGGAAGCATTTTAATATCTCGCTTATTTCGTAAATCTGAGAAATCTTTATCAAGATAAGCTATACAGCGATGACCATCGAGCTTTAACTCGTAAATATAATCCAAACTGTCAAAAGCCTCTTGAGCCTCACCTATCAACATAGGTTTTATCCCTTTGCTCTCAAAGAAATCCATTATGCACCTTTAGAAGTTTTTTTACGTGTTGGCTTAGGTGTTGGAATTTCTTTAACTTTATTTTGCTCAATACTAGCCTTAAGTGCATCCATAAGATTAATTACATTACCTGGAGATTCAGATTTAGCGGCAACAATTTCCTTGCCAGCAATTTTTGTTTCAAGCAAGTCTCGTAACTTCATTTGATACTCATCTTTATATTTAGCAGGCTCGAAAGGAGTTATCATTGAGTTAATTAATGCCTTTGCCATCGTGACCTCAGCCTCTACTAATTCTGGCTTATTGTAGGATTTAGCAAGGTCTTTAATTTCGTCCTCATAATACATTGTAGAAATTAATATTCCGTCCTCACGAGGAATTATAGCAAGTAAAGTTTCTTTTGTTCCCATTACCGTCTTACCTATTGCAATTTTCTGCTCACTCATAAGCGCAGCGCGTAGTAATTCAAAAGCTTTGTCCCCACCAGCTAGAGGAGTAGCTTGATATGTTTTATCATAATAAATTGGTGATATTTGATTAAGCTGTGCAAAGTGCATTATCTGTATTGATTTTTCTTTCTCAGTTTTAATTTTATCTAAATCGTCATCTGTTACAACCACGTAATGCTCTTTATCATATTCATATCCTTTGATAATATCTTTTGTAACAATCTCTTTCCCACAGTGAGCGCAAGTCTTCTTATATTTTATCCTTGAATTATCTTCTTTGTGGAGCTGGTTAAAGTGTATATCATTATCTTGAGTAGCAGTATACATAGATATCGGAATAGCAACAAGGCCAAAGGAAATAACTGTTTTATGAGCTACCGCCATTATTAACACCTCTCTTACTTTTTTATTAGTATAACCAAAACTTAATTTATTTACTATTAATCATTTCAATTTTGCTATTTCTATAAAATGACTAAAATTATGTCTTAATTTGGAAAATTAAATTACTTCTAAAATACATGAAAGTAGGATATAATAGTTACGAACTGATGTTCTGATATTAAAATATAACGCTTGGCAGAAAGGAAAATATTTATGAGCAGACTTATATTTCACATAGATGCAAATAGTGCTTACCTTTCTTGGGAAGCAGCTTATAGATTGCAACAGGGAGAGAAAATAGACTTAAGAGAAGTTCCTAGTGTAGTGGGTGGAAATGAAGAAAGCAGACATGGTATTGTTTTAACTAAATCAATTCCTGCAAAGAAATATAACATACAGACAGGTGAAACTCTTTATACTGCACGACAGAAGTGTCCAGAGCTAGTAATAGTTCCCCCAAGATATTGGCTGTATATGCAATGCAGTTCAGCTATGAATAAAATATTTCAGGAATACACTCCACAAATTCAACGATTTTCGGTTGATGAAAGCTTTCTAGACTTTTCTAACATGGAGCATTTATATCCAGACTATATGGAACTCGCTGAAACTTTAAGTGAAAGAATAAAAAAAGAGCTTGGGTTTACAGTAAACATAGGAATATCAAATAATAAGCTGCTGGCGAAAGTGGCTTCTGATTTTAAGAAGCCAGATATGATTCATACTTTATTCCCTCATGAAATAAAAGAAAAGATGTGGCCACTAGCTGTTGAAGATTTGTTTATGGTAGGTAGGGCTACAGCTCCAAAACTTCATAGTTTAAATATCAATACTATTGGTGATTTAGCAAATTATGATGTGGAAGTTTTAAAGTATAAATTAAAAAGTCATGGGCAAGTAATTTGGAATTACGCTAATGGTATAGATATTTCAGAGGTCAGAAAGAGCAATTATATTCAAATGAAGGGCATAGGCAATTCTACAACAATAGCTTTTGACGTTGAAGATAGTGATACAGCTCATAAAGTATTGTTGTCCTTGTGTGAAACAGTATCTATGCGTTTAAGAGATTCACAGAACTGCTGTAGTGTAGTTTCAATAAGTGTAAGAGGAAGTGACTTAATTAATTATTCACGTCAAAAGAAATTGGAAGTAGCTACTGATTCAACTAGAAGAATATATGAAGTAGCATGTTACCTATTTGATAATGTATGGAAGGGTAACCCCATAAGACATTTAGGGATTCACATAACAGATTTTTGTGGTAACGATTTTTATCAATCCTGCTTACTTGATACATTTGATTATGATAAAGATAGTAGACTTAATAAAGCGGTGGATGGAATAAGGCTAAAGTATGGCGATAAAGCTATAAGTAGGTCTTGTTTTCTTCATTCTGGTCTAAGTGCTATGTGTGGAGGGATAGGAGAAGACGATTATCCATTGATGAGTGCAATGTTATAG